CAAACGATACGAGCTTTTAGAGATGTCGACTCCATAATAAATGAAAATCCGAAACAAGCCCTTAGTAATATCTTAACCAGCTTATCTAACATAAGAGTAGGTATGGATAGAAATCTTGATCTGTATAATTCCGGTAGTTTAGATCGGTTAGAAGAATATAGAGATAGAGTTGATAAACGTAATAAAAATGTTTCAGGTTTAATGGGTATACCTACTAGTTTTACATCACTTAATGATGTTGGAGTTGGGTGGATGCCGGGAGAGCTTATATCGGTTTTTGCGAGGCCTACTATAGGTAAGACATGGATGTGCATTCATTCTGCCGCTATGGCGATCAGAGAGGGCTTTAAAACGTTATTAATATCCACTGAAATGCCTACTCAATCCATGAATATGAGATTGGATGTAGTTTTAGCTAATATGATGGGCTATAACTTATCACATAGTGCTTTACGCAGGGGGGATAAGATTAATGAAGCTGAATATATAGACTTCCTATCTAAAGCAGATCAAAAATCATTATTAGTTTGTGATGGTATTTCCGGACACATAAGTATTACTTTGGAAGATATATCTAATTTAATTAGGCAGAATAAACCTGAGTTTGTAGTAATAGATGGTGTTTACTTATTAAATACGGGAACTTCTAAAAAACAAGCTTGGGAACAATCCCATGAATTATTTTATGGTTTAAAGAATTTAGCCATTTCTATGGAAATTCCTATTATGGTTACAACACAGGCAACTAGAGAAGTTGTAGATGAATTTACTCACCCTAAAACAAATCAAGTAGCTTTTGGTGATGCATTATTTAGAGCGGCTGATGTAGTTATATCAATGTGTACCTTATCTGAAATAGAAGACGATAAAAGAAGTATTAGTTTTCAGAAATATAGGGATGGTGAATTAATGAAGGATTTGACAGTTATGCATTGGGACGTAGATAATGGTAACATTGAAGAACGACCCGATTATTTAAATATATAAAGTAAGGAGTTTAAAATGGGTATTTTTAATTTATTTAATAGTAATGATGATGACACCGTTATTACAACTTTAAAAAGTAGGGGCGTAAATAAACACCTCATAGATATTACCGCAGGCATGATTAAGAAAGCAGTTGACCCAAAGCAGAAGCTTGTAGTAATAGATAAAGATGGGTATGAGAATGAACTTCTAGTTTATTTACGTGGGAAGGACTAAGAGGCTGAGTAGTGATAGATTGGTATTCCCAATTATTAAAATATGGGGTTGAAGTACCAACTTCTGAACAGTTCGTTATTAATTGTCCACTTCCTAATCATTATGATAGAAGAGCTTCTTGTTCAATTAACACAGAGAAGGGTGTTTGGATATGTTATGCTGGGTGTGGACAAGGTAGTTTATTCTCTTTAATTAGCGGTATATCCCACAAAGCAATAAAACAACTAAAAAATGAATTAGATACCCCTTTAATATATACAAGTTTTTTTGATGATAAATCTAATGTAAAAGAGTTGGATGTTTTTCCACAAACTTCTTATGCTGGTTTACTTCCTCTCCCAGATGATCATTGGATTTATCAGAGAGGATTTACAAAAGAAACATTAGCTAAATGGGAATGTAAGCAAAATAAATATGGTGATTTTGTTATTCCAGTACAATCACCTAATAAAACGCCATTGGGTTGGATTACGCGAAGGCGAGAAGAAATACCCAAATATTTATTTACTGCGGGGTTTAAAAAATCTAAGGTTTTATTTGGGGAAAATAAATTACGTGATAATAGCCCAATACTGGTCGTAGAAGGTGTTTTGGATACTATATGGCTAGATCAGCATAATTATTCGTCTGTGGCGGTTCTAGGGGCCTCTGTGTCGAAGTATCAGATAGATTTATTAGGGAATTTAAATCCAAGTGAAATAGTTTTATGTTTAGATAATGATAGGGCAGGTCAAGAAGGGATAATAAGAGCATTAAAAACTAAAGGCGAGACACTAGACGTTGCTTTTGAGGATAGATTCATGATATCCTTTGTAGACTTTCCAGATAAGTATAAAGATTTTCAAGAAATTCGGAATAAAGAAGAGTTAGATTTAATTATAAGAAATAGAAGTTTTTTAAGGAGAACAGATATGGGTATTGTAACTTTTGAAGAGCATAAACCAAAGAAAAGTTCAGAGACTGCGAATGAGTATGTTGAATACTATTTTCAACCGGGAGATGCAGTATTTTTCACAATGTTAGCTTCTGGCGATGATAGACCGGAAGTAAGTAAAGTAGAAAAGCGTTGGTTAGATGGTTATTTTATGTACATGTGGTCAACCGGCTCAAATCAATGGACTTCGTTAATGGATCATCCTGATATAGACAATAGTGTTGTACCAGCAGATGTAAGAAGTAGATTTAAAATTTCATTTTGGATATATATACATGAAATTCACCATAGTTTAGAGCATAGAAAAGTTATAGATGGTACACACCAAGAATTGATAGAGCAAGGTATTTGGGAGGAAGCGGAGACAGCTGGCGGCAGGAAAATCTTTAAAGAAGAAGTTAATGATTTACGCATTATTACTACAAGTAATTCAAATTGGAAACAACAGATTTCGCCAATTGGTGATGAATCAGGAGCTTTAAATAAAGTTGTGATGAAAATGGTTAGAGAGGGGAAAGGTATAGACACTCGATATTTCATATCTCCTACAGCAATTAATAATAAAATACCTGAAGATGTTTTAGAGAAGGCCAATACTGTAGAGTCAATAAAAGATTATTTTTATAGAACGCAGGGGGGTGGATCTCCTAAAGAGGAATCAGTTAGTGGGAGTGCCTCCTCGAATTTATTTTAAGTTACGATAAGTATTAAGACTTATCATGATAGTCAATAATAATAATTTTAAAGATGCATTACAACAATTAAAGTCGTCAACCTTGGAAACCAAAAGCGTTGTTATTGATGTGGAGACTAATGGGTTAGATTATGATATTAATCAGTTGTGTGGTATAGGAATTGGCGAGCCTAAATATAAGGGGGTAATGCAGTATTACCCCTTTTTACATTCCGGTGAAGATAGAGATCAAAATCTTTATAAGGAACATCGCACAGAACTGATCGAGTTTTTAAATTCATCAATAAACACTTTTATTGGGTATAACCTTAAATTCGATTTACATTTTTTAGCTCAAGAGGGGTTAACTTGTCTTAATAAAGCTTTAATTGATGTAATTGTGATGGTTAGGCTAATTGAACACTCAGACATTAGAGAGTTAAGTTTAACAGCTACAGGCAATAGGCGTTATGGTCCAGAAGCAGTACAGTATGATCTTGATACTAAACACGAGTTACGTAAGAATAACTGGCACAAAAATTTTTCTGAAGCACCAATAGATTTTTTGGGGGAATATTGTAAAGAGGATATTAATTTAACCGCGAGATTATACCAAGAGTGTTTAGTAAAGATAAAGAAAACGGATCAAAGTAACATATTTAACTTAGAATGTAAGCTAACTAAAGTATTACTTGAAATGGAAATGTTAGGTATCTCAATTGATAAAGAATACACTTTAAAAATTCAAAAATTATTACTAATACGCTTAAATGAACTTGAACGTGAAATACTTAACGTATCCGGTATGAAAAAATGGAATCGTGATATTCCAATAGCTTCCCCCAAACATGATGAAAAAGAATTTAATATGTCTAGCCCAAAGCAAATCGGGGAAGTTTTCGCCTCTTTGGGAATAGAATCACCAATAAAGACTGAAAAGGGGGCTGCTTCTTGGAATGAGGCGGCTTTAGTAAACATAAATCACCGTTTAGCTGGGTTAATACGGCAATACAGAGCGTTACAGAAATTAAAGTCCACTTATGTAGATAGATATGTAGATAAAGATGTTATGCGAACATCTTTTTGTAATTGGGGTACAGCAACAGGGAGACTTTCCAGTAGAGATCCAAATTTACAAAATATACCTAGAAACCATTTTCGTTTAGTTAGTCCTGAGTTAACTGAAGAAGAAAAACTTAGAATAAAAAACAAAATAGACGCTATGGTTTCATCAAAAGGTCAACAACTTAATGTAGAGTTATCTGATGATGTACTAGAAACTTGGGCATTTATTGGGGATGAATCTTATGATGATAAAGATGAAAATCAAATATCTATTAGACGTTTATTTGTACCTAGACCACATTACTCATTAGTTAGTTTTGATTATAATCAAATGGAAGTTCGAGTTTTTATGTCCTACTTTAGAAATGAGACTATAGATGCCTTACTTAACAAAGATGAGGTGGACTTTCATGGAGAGGCGGCTAAGTTAGCCTTCAACATTACTGAAAATGATGAGCAGTTTAAATTTTATCGACAACTAGCTAAAGGTATCACTTTTGGCACAATTTATGGTATCGGCAAAAATAGACTAGCAGAGCAGTTAAAAACAACTCCAGAAGAAGCAGCAAGTTATAAAAGAAAATATTTTGAGGGTATGGTTGGATCTAAAAAATTTTTTAATGATGTTGTTGCTAGAGTTAAACAGAGTAAAAAGGGTATAAAAAATAGATATAATCGTAGGTATAATATAAAAGCAGATTTTGCTTATAAAGGAGTTAACTATCTTGTACAAGGAACTAGTGCTGACATCCTTAGTGAGAGAATGGTAGAAATTTCTAACTATTTACAAGATAAGAGATCCAATATAGTCTTACAAGTACATGATGAGATTATATGTGAGATACATGAATCTGAATTAGGNTTAATTCCAAAGCGAATCAAAGAATTACTTGAACAAAACAGTTTAGATATCCCTTTAAAAGTTGATATGGAGTTATGCGTTAAATCATGGGCTAATAAAAAAGATTTTAAAGATATTTCATTTTTAGATTATTCAGATTAAGGAAGGAATTATTATGGAACAAAGTTATGAAGAAGCTTGCAGGGAAGCTGCATTAGAAATAGCACAAGTTGTAATAAACAAACAACATGATTATGGTCATGACAACATTTTAGCTTTTAGGGAAAAGGGATTGGTTGTTAGATTATGGGATAAAGTGTCGAGATTAAAAAACCTGATGTGGAAAAACGATTACGAGCCAAAGAATGAATCAGTTATAGATACGTTTATAGATATCGCTGGATATGGTATAATTGCTTTAATGTTAGCTAAAGGGAGTTTCACTAATGAACTCCAAGAAAACAAGTCAATGGGGGATTAATATGTCTTTAATTTCAGTTAAAGGTGGGTTTACACAAAAAATGGCGGATTTTGAAAATCGCCGTATTGATGTCGAAATATCAGACATTGATACAGAGTTATCTTTAGAAGCTCAGTTAGCAGATGCGGATACTGTGATAGACGCTAGTTTAGAATTAATAAAAACCAAACTTAGCGAGCTTTATCATAAAAGTAATAGTAAAGACGAAGAGGATACTGAATGAAGAAAACAGCATCTGAGGTTATAAAACAACTACTTAAAAAGCATAAAAATCTACAATCAGGGGATAGTGCTGGGTTAGAGTATGACAGGATTCCATTTAATATCCCAGCTTTGGATAAATTAACTGGTGGTGGTATACCCAAGAAAAGATTTACTTTAATTTATGGGCCTACAAATGTTGGTAAATCATACTTAGCCTCACAAATTGTTGTTAATGTTCAAAAGCAAGGTGGGGTAGCCGCATGGATTGATACAGAACTATCTTATGACCCTAAGTGGGTTAAAAAATGTGGTGTGGATACAAAAAACCTCCTATTTTTACAACCAACTACTGGAGAGGAGGCTTTTAGCACGATTAGGGAGTTAATGCTGGATGGTGTGGATATTATTGTATTGGATAGCATAGCTGGTTTAGTACCCACCGTAGTATTAGATGAAGAGTTTAGTTATAATCCTATGGCTTGGCAGGCTAGATTTGTAAATAGTGCCTTACCTAAATTATTACCTAATCTTAAATATGGTTCAGCCTTAGTAGCTATAAACCAAGTCAGATCTTCCGTTGGTCCTACAGCTTTAGACAACATGCCCGGAGGATTAGCACAAAGTTTCTTCGCCCACTTCTTAATACAAGTTCGGAGACAGGGTTGGATAAAAGAAGGTAAGCAGAACGTGGGTTTTGATATGGATATTAGGTTACGCAAAACGAAAGCAGGGGGTGAAAACTGGAATTCGGCAACCATTCCCTTTAGAGTTGAGGGTGGGATAGACATTATGGAAAGTTATATTAGGGAAGCGATTAAACAACGTCTGATTAAACAAGCCGGTCCTTGGTATACATATAATGAAATTAAATTACAAGGTTTAAATGGAGTTAAAGAATTCTTTATTGAGAATAAGAAACTTTTTAAGGAATTACAAAGTGAGCTTACTACCTAGAGATTTTACAAAGCAGGAGAATATAATTGCTGAGTGTTTATCTGATTTAGGGCTTAGGTATACAGAACAATATGAGCTTTACCCATATACGGTAGATTTTTATATACCAGAACTCAGAATGGTTGTTGAAGCTGACGGAACATATGGACATTTAAAAAAGCGTGATCGAAAAAGAGATGTAAAGTTACAAGAATATAATGATGTGGAATATATTTTACACATTAAAGAGGATACGAGGAAAGCTATAAAGGAAATTTTATGCCGGGAATTATTAAATTTAACGATGATAAAAGACCAGACAATCCCAGAACAATAGAAATACAACCCGAAGATGTGTGGCTAAACACTGCACTAGATGAGTATTTAACCAGCACAATGACACCATCAAGAAGCGGCGTTTTTCACCCATCTACATTAAGTAATAAATGTGATCGGGCGGTATGGTTGATCTTTAACGGGCAGATGCCTGAAACCAAATTAGAACCTATATTAAATCGTATATTCCAGAATGGTAGTTATTTAGAAAAACGAGTTGAGGTTTGGTTTAAAGAACTAGGTATTCTAATGGGTCAAGAGGTGAAGGTGAAACATGAAAACCCTCCAATGTCAGGAAGAATAGATTTCCTTATTAAACATAAAGAGCATGGGATAGTTCCTGTAGAATTAAAGTCGATAAACAATTACTATTTTGGTAAATTAAACGGTCCTAGAGAGGATCATAAAACCCAACTTCAGATGTATCTTAATATAGGACATTATGATATAGGAACTGTTTTTTATGAAAACAAAGATAATCAAAAAATTAAAACCTTTTTAGTTAAGCGGGATTTAAAACAATGGGACGATATATTAACCAG